TAGAATCAAAGACGGCATTAAATCTACTGATCTTTTTATCAAGTATTTCTTTGTTATTCTCAGGAAAAAAATCGTTTCTAAAAATTAATTTATTGTCAACATCTTCTATTCCGAAGAACCAAAAATCACAATCATCTCTTGATGGTACATCTTTTGGATCCCAAGATAAGTTTAAATTATACTTATTTTCAAAATCTTTTGACCACTCTTCTTCTGTCATTATGTAAGGATTTTGTCCTCGTTTGGCTTTGGAACCTATTTTTTTATTTTTGAAATCAATTCCTGTGTACAATTCATAATCATGAAAAGATCTGGCTGTCCCTAAACAGTATTTTCCCAAGTGCTCGTCATTTTCTTCTTGTTGCAATAACTTTCTTAGTCTTTTTTTAGCTTTTGAGTCGAGATTCCACCAAGGATTATCTTTTGTGTGATCGTCCCAATGCTTCTTATTGCCCTCTCTGATGTACTGATGCCATATTATTGAATAGTGAGGGTGAAACAAATCATATCCGTGTGTGTAAGATCTTATACTCAGACTTACTTCTTCTCCATGAAAGTACAAATTAGGATCATATCCACACTCTTCTACCCACTTACCATCTACGAATACAAAATGCCCAGAAACAAATCTTGCGGGAATAGGATCGGTCAAGGTTTTAAATTCATCAACATAATGTGGCTTAAGCATCAAGTTTCCATCTTGAGAAAAAGTTTCAAATCCAACTATTTTCAAAGGCTGATTATTTAATTTCTGATCATTCTGCATGTCCAGAACTGTACAATAACCAGTCAATAAAGGCTTGTTGGATTTCAATCCACAATACATTTCTACGAGCTTAGAATCCCACTCTGGCAGAAACCTGTGATGAGAATCTAATTGGAAATAATACTTCTCCCCAGAGTATAGCTCCTGCACTTTACTCCTAGCCCAACAAGCTCCCCTACTATCTTTATAGTTTATATCAAGTATCTTAAACCTTGGGTCGCTTTTAAACTCATCTAGATTTTCGTCATCGCCGTGTTGCCAACATATACCAAATGTTAGATTATCTGGGTATTTTGATTTATTTAATAAATCTTTTATCGTTGGTATTAACTGAGAATCTCTATATGATGCTATGCTGACAAATATTTTTTCCATAAAAAATATTCCTAATATATTTGTAGTTGACTTCTATCTGATATGAAAGTGTTTTCAGCATAGTTTAATTCAAACCAAATATCATATATGCCTTTGTCTAACTCGGTAGTGTCTAAGAAGTAATATCCGAACCTCTTTTCTCTAAATGAGACGCTTTCACCATCGACAACCAATCTTAAATCTTGTTCTGTGGGCAGGCAATCCGAGCAATTTTTCTCTATGTAAATCTTAAGATCGGATGTTATAGCAAGATTATTGTAATATCTTTCTAATTCTTCGCTTTTTGGAACATTAGGAATAACTTCTATTATTATGTATCTCTTGCTACCCTTGGTTACTTTATTGGGCTTAAAGTAAAAGCTAAAATCGTATATGCTTGGAGAGGTCGAAGTAAACCAAAGACCTGGAAATACTTCGAAGTAATTTTCAATACTTGATTCTACGCAGGGCTGTCCTTCTTCAAATTTTACATGCCACACATCAATATACTTGCCAATTGTATATAAAGGACTTGTTAAATTCACAGTTAAAAGATATTCACCTTCGTTGTTATTGGTGACTTCTTCTCCTAATATAGACTGTACCAATCTTTTTCCGCTCGGGTTTTCCGCAGTAACTTCTTCTGGATCTAAGACGAATATGTCTACTTTATCCACCTGGTGAAAATTTGTTTTTGTGTTTGAATTAAAAGAGAATAGTCTAAGATTTATATCATCATCACAATTTGGGTTTTGAAATCTTTCTTTCGTAGGCATATTTTATTTCTTTCTAATTTTTCTTCTTTCTGCTTCCATTTGTTCATTCTCTCTTTCTTTTTGTTGTATGTATCTTTGTATTAACCATTTTCTGAGGTTAATGGGCAAGATCATGGTATCTTTCATGCTTTGTCGCATGTGGTATTGAAAGAAGAAGATTTCTTCTGCCAGGTTTTCCCACAAGCTTAAGCTTGTGTTTTCTCCCTCCTCCGACGCGGGAAGAAAAAATTTGCTTCAAGTGGCAGATCAACATCAAACTCTTGTAGGCAACTCGGGCAAGCCATATCAACTTTTGTATCTACACCAAATGGCGGTTCATTCACACAATTTCTTATGTGCGAAACATCTGAAATTGGGAGATTTTTAATCAATGTTTGAAGATCTCTCTTGTCTGTGATTCCTTGTATTTCATCAACTAAAATAGATGTTCTGTATATCAGCGTGTCATCTGTTGAATTATCTCCAAAGTTTTTGATTCTTCTATCTCGATGGTCTTGTATATCTGTTTCATCCTTGCCTTTAGATAATCGGTATCTGAAAACATACTTTGAAGTTGGTAAAACACCTTCTAGTGATGGTCCATATCCTTCTGGGCAGGATTCAACCATCAAAGTGTTCAAGTCAATTTCTGTTGAAAACTTTCTTTCGCACTCTGGGCACTTTATTTCAACTTCATATAATGGAGAATAAGAAATTCCTCTTAAGTATATCAATAAATATGTTCTATCAACAGTCAAAAGATCTTCTGGCTTTATTTTTTCTTTTATACATCTGGCGAATATCATATTCAATGCTTGTCCTTTTCTGACAAACCTTGGAGTGGCTAAAATTTGTTCCTCTTCTCCAGTCATTGGTCTAATATGAACTATTCCATCAGCAGGACCGTTCTCTCCGTCATAAAAAACACCCCTAGAAGGCAGTTCTATTTCTTCATAAACAGAAGTTGACTGCTTTAGATCTTCAAGAAGATCTTTTAAATTTCCACTTACTGGTTGTCTGTCTGAATTTGCTGTTGAAGTAGCCTGGGAATTTTGCATTCCCATAGCATTTAAAAATTCAGGCGGGACATTTCCTTTGATCTCAAAAGGCGCTTGCCCTTCTGGTCGTTTTGCTTCGCCCGCTGCTGCCTGCCTAATAGACTCAGCTGCATTCAATTTTTCTAAATTTTCTTCGGGTTTTCTGGGGCGGAACACTTCTTCAGACATATGTAAAGCCTTTCTTAAAAATTATCTTATATGGCAAATTTATCATAGTGAAAAATTTTTAATTTTTCTATTATATTGAGTGGAAATAAATCTTTACAACTTAGAAGAAAAAATTTTTTTAAATCCAGAATTACACAAAAAATTATATGATTTTAAGGAAATTTTTGATCAATGGAAGTTTGCAAAAATGGTGGGTGGGATGGCATCTAAGCTAAGGGACATGGAGATCACCCTCATTAATTCTCTGGAACAAAAACACGTAGATATTTTAAGTCAATATTTTAAAACAAATGTTATTTTGAAAAAAATCAGTAATAATATAACAAAAACTTTTGAGTTTTCTATCGGTGATTGTGAAGTTCCAATAGAAGCAAAGGAATACAGAGAATTTTGTGTGTCTCGCGGAAAAGATAGTTTTAATATAACGTTATGGAGGTAATCAGTGAATAATACTATTATATTTATTTTGGCATCAATAGGAATGACTCACATAATAATAGATGGTTCTATATTTCAATTTTTAAGAGATTGGATTAAAAACAATCTTCCTGAAAAGATAGCTAAGTTATTTGAATGCTATATGTGCTTAGGTTTCTGGTGTGGTATGTTCATGGGAGCCTCTCTTTTAACAACAGATCCTGTTCAAGTATTTGCTTGTGGTTGTGCTGGTAGTATATTATCTCAGCTAATGGCTGTGGTATTGAATTTATTAGAAGCTTCGATAATAAACTTAACGAAATGAGAAAAAATGAAACAACCTATTAGTTTGATAGATGTCAAACAAGCATTGAGGGACGATAGATTCAGAAATAGTCTTCCGGATACATTTAAGGAAGATTTAAATAAATTTATATCCAACCCTGGCTGTGGTTGTAATGTAGGTCTTTATAAGAGATTGTTGTCAGAAGCCAAACCACAACTTCAAGAATACTTCCCAGACAAGGAAGTTGTTGCTGTAGAAGAACAGGTGAGTAAGCTCTCTCAAAATAACTTTTCTATAATAAACTGCTCTATAGATGAATTGGAATCAAAATTAAGAGCTTTGTCTCCTGGGCGTAAGCAACTTGCCATTTCAAGATATGAGGATCAGGTGACTGTAGTGATAAATGAGCTAGATTTTGTCTACTAAATCTTTGCATATAATTTTCATTTTATCTGGATACTCTTTATATTTCTTAACATCTATTGGCAGTTCATCACCATTTAATCTTTGAGATCCCAGTATTATAGCATTATCGTAAAAATAATATGCTTTTTGATATTTTTTCATTTCAAAATTAATATCTCCGAGCAAACACCAAAATTCAGACATAGTGGGATTTTTTTCCAAACAAAACGCAAGTGTCTGAATAGATTTCTTAATATCTTTTTGTGTGTAAAATAAAATTAAAGAAAGATAATATTTAACCATAATGTAGCTTGGTAAATTCGTATCTTTTTCCATGAAAAGATATTTTTCAGCTGTTTTAATAAAATCTTCCCATCTTTTATTTTTAATATAAAAACATGATTCGTAATAAAGAGGATGTGTTTTTAAAGGCTCTTTAGCCTTCCATTTTAATATTTTTTCATATTCGTCTGGGATCTCTATTGCCGCAGACTCTTTCAAAATTATATTTGAGCAAGAAGATTTTGAATATATGGTTTCAAAAATTGGATTTTCAAATTTTATTTTGTTATCACAAAAAAATCTTGTTGATTTAGATAAAATTTCATTTTGTAGAAGTAAGACGCTAAACACACCTTCTTTTTTGCCGACAATGTCTAATATTTCTTTTTTACCATTTATGATTTTTTCATTTGGTTCAATGAAAAACAACCAATCTTTTTTAACATTACTTATTAAGTGATTCTTATTTGAAGCAAAATCTTCATTTATTTTTTTAAATTTTTTGCCATTATATTTTTCCAAAATACTTACGGTTTTATCTGTTGATCCCATGTCAACATAAGAAATGTCTCTGCAGATATCAAAAAAAGATTCTATGCAGCTTGGCAAAGTTTCTTCATTATTTTTTGCAACAATACAAAAAGATAGATTGTCATTCATTTTATTTTTTCAATCAAATTTTCTATTGCAGATATAAAATTTTGTTTATTTTTACTTTTATAATAACACAACAGATCTTTGTAATGCTTTATGCATCTCGGATCTTCTAATATTTTATAGAATATGTAATAATAATCCATAAATTAATAGAATATATTCTTTAAAAATTAAAAGGAAATTAATGGCATCAGAATACCTGAATAACAAGAAGCTCGAAAAGGTTATAGTTTCTTTTCAAAAAATAAAAAGAAGCAAAAATATGTATCAGTATTTAATGAATAATATCAAAGAGCAAGGCATTAAAGAAAAAGAGCCTGAATCTTGGGTCTTTGTTAAAGATGAATACAACAGAGCTTTAAGTGATTATGATATTACTCAAAGAGACTTAGCTACTGCATTTTATACACTATCTGAGAATATAGTTAGATACGCAAAATTTAACTTAATAGATCCAGATGACAGTGTGCAAGAAGGCGTTCTTATATGTTTTGAAAAACTAGATCGTTTTGATCCAAGGTTTGGAAAAGCTTTTAATTACATGACAACCTGTATCTTAAATCACTTCAAGCAATTATATAGATCCGCCAGAAACTACACAGAATTAAAGAAAAAGTATCAAGATCACATGTCTAGAGAGCTTCAGAGCGAAATAAATGTATCAAAAACACACAAGCCTAGAGATTAAGTTTTTGGTCCTCTTTTCATATTAACTGGTTTTAATTTTTCTGAGTACCTATCCGGCTTATCTTTTAAATCTTGCATTAATTTATATAAATCTTTACTTATATCTCCTGGTGTAGTTCCAGAGCACTTATCCGTGCTTATAATTGAAGTTGTTTTATTTGATTTATTGTAAAATCCTTTTGATATTACAAAACATTTATTCTTATGGTCCCAGCTTGCAACACCAACCCACTCTCCATCATCCCAATTTCTACTTGCAACAATTAGTCTGTATGGTTGTTCTGAGTATACGTGTTTTGTATGAAACCCATGGTTTTTCATCGCAGCACTTATATAGCCAAGAGCTATTTTTGAATATGCATCCAGCACTTCGTTTGGATCGGTTCTATAGTTTATAGCAACGCTATATCTTGTTGAATCTACACTTTCTTCTAATTTCCATTCTTTGAATGATTTCATAATTTTAGCCTAATTTAATTTGCGGGAGATCTCCAAACCTATTTATTAATCTTTCTTCCCAATCTTTTTTTTCTTGTAGTCCTTCCTGAAGTATTTGCTGACCATCAAGCTGGACTCCACCATTTGGACCAGGAGGATTTGTTATCTTGGAACGAATTCTACCCAGCATTATTTTGGCAAAAGCAAGCGCACCTTCTTGCATTGCTTGTGTAACTTGTTTAAAGTCTGTGTTTTTTTGCAAGTAATGAACAGCAACTAAGTGGGATTTATAAGGAACAGGATAAAGCTTTATAGAACCATATCCTCCAATCCACTCCCAACCTCCTTGCTGGCTTGCCATTCTATTATATGTGTCTTCATACTGCTTATATAACATCCACTCATTCATTTTTCCCCAAACAGGCGTCTGTGGATTAATACCTCCAGCAATGCTTCCATATGCTCCAGCACCCATATACTCTAGAGGTATCACACCACCCAGGTCTGAGGCACTAAAAGCATATTGAGCTGTTTCTTTGTATGCAACTTCTCTAACCATCCCCACATCGTTGGGCATTTGATATATTGTTTGTCCTGGCACAGTGTTAAAAACATACCATTGATAATACTCCCTAGGGGCATAATCCTCAAATATTTGAAGAGCAAAATCTACGGCACCATCGAGCTGTTGTTGGTCCAACTCTATGCTTACTACAGGCGCTCCGAGCATCAAAAGGACATAATCCTTTATTTGTTCTCTTACTTTTTCTCTGTTTCTTCTAGGTGATATTTTAACAAGTGGGTCTGTTGGACCTAAATTTGAACCACAAGGTGATGAAGATTGACAATTTACATCTTGAGAAGGTCTGGGGATTTCTAAAATATTGCTCATATATTATATATATAAAGTAACCAGGAAGAAATTAAAACCATGTACAACTTTAAAGAATTCTTTACCAAAAATTTTGATTATATAACTTTATTGGAAGCAAGAGCCAATAGAGGCACTTATATTAAAAACCCAACATTATTAGATGAAGAAGACTTAGACTATCTTTATCAAATAGATCAAACTCATTGGAAAGAAGCTTTACAACAAAGAATACAAAAAACTTGGAGTCTTTTAAAAAATAGACAAGAAATCAGAAATAGAATTACTAGAGAGATGCTGTCGGAGATCAAATCTAAATTTGGCTTATCAAAAACCGCCGCTGGTGGCGTTCGGTCTAAAAGAAGAATATCAATAAATGATTCAAACCTGAGTGATTTAAAAAATCTCATACTAAGCATAGCGGGGAAATACGATAATTATGGAGGAAAGTCTTCTTCTTCAGAAGAAAATAGGGAAGAGCTATCTGTTTGGCTTGATAAAGTTATGGATAATTATGATTTAATAAATCCTTCCACCAGAGGATATGAGGATAACTTTAGAACAATAAGAGATTTAATTCACGAGGTAATCAAGCATATAGTAATATATGTAAAAGGTGGAGACCAAGAAGAATATTATGTTGGAAACAAAAAAATAAAATTTTATATTAACAGATACATAGAAAAACTTGAAACTCTTCCTGGTGATGAGCATACTATAAAAACAAAATTAGATCATATTAGTCAGGTGTATGGAAAAGATATAGAATTTGAATCACATGGAAAATATGGAATAGATTTATCCAATGCAAGAAAAGTTAAAACCAAGGGAGGAAAAGACATTATATATAGAGCTGGGTCTGGCACCGATGGTCGTGGCGGCACCGAAGGGGGTTTTAACTTTTCTAAGTCCAGCGGTGCGGGAGAGGCTCTTAAAAATCTTTATTCATTAAATTATCATAGACATTATGGAAGCCTACCTTCTGATGATCCTTCGCATGACAGAGATATAACTTATAAAATAGTGAGAAGCGGAATAAAACAATTACAAGATATTGATGACACAGAAGCTCAAAACACAATACAAAGAAATATATCTAATTTTATAACAAGATTTATAAACAACAATAAAGGAATGAGGTCTTGGGGTGATCCAAAAGTTGCAGAGTTGTTAGAGAATAGCCCTTTTCCATCAAAAGAAAAAGAAGAAATGGAAAGCGGACTGTGGCTTATACGATATATTCTTAAAAATCCAAACGCAACAAAAGAAGATTTATCCAAGGTTGATGAATCTGCTTTTAAAAATATATTTCATGATAATTATGATGAAGTAGAAAAATGGAAAACAAATGGCAAGATAGATATGCGTACTATTTCTTGGATGACACAGCCAGGAGTTCCACTTGGTGATAGAGAAGCAGGCTGGAACGTTGTTAATAACACTAAATTAAAAAAGATGTTTGCAGAATATTTCTCAAACGAAAGAACCAAGGAGATAATTAGACAACAAAATGTTCATGGTCCAAAAATACTTTCCTCAGTAATAACAGGAGATCCCGTTAAAGATGAAGAAATAAGAAAAAAAGAACTAGAGAAGATAAGCCCTAAGGATAGAGAAGAATTGGAAAAAATACTTGGTAAGGAGGATTGGGAGACTTTTCAAAAGACGGGCAGAATACCATATAAAATTAAAGGTGAAGAATTAAGAATAGGATCAGCAAAAACAAAAGATAAAAATGGAAAAATAAAAGAAGGAGATTCTCCAAAAATAATTTTACCTTATGTGAAAATTGGAGAGGGTGATAATGAAAGATCTGTTCCATTATTAAACACTCCATCTTTTATTAGATCTTCTGTAAACACAGATTCCATAGAAATATCTAAATTAAAAAATAAAATACTCTCTACTCTTAAAAAATCAAAAATAAACACCGATTCTGTAGATTTAGATTCTGTTGATGATTTAGAAAAATTATTAAATTCTGATAAAATTAAAGATAATACTAAAGATTTAATTAAAAATCTAATAGTATTTTTAGGAGAAGATCCAGAAAAAAGCCTGATGACAACACCCAGAAGCGGGGTAATTATTGGAAAAGATGGAAAAGAAACAACATTAAATAATTTTTATAAAGTTCCAAGATATTCCCATGGTCTTCCGGGAACTAGAATAACGGGATTCAGACCAGAAGTTTCTAGTCAGGTGCCTGGGGCGCCCCATAATAAAGAAACAAGAATAGGATTTGCAAAAATATTTCCAATAGGAAGTCCAGTAATGGGATCAGACGGATTAGTTATTGGAAAAGAAACTTGGGATTATTTCAAAAGAAATCCAGAATTAGTTCCAAAAGATGCATCTCCCATGAAGTACGTACAGTATGATCTTTCGGATACTGGACCTGATGATGCACCACGAAGCTCAAGTCGATATATAGAAGAATCCTTTAGTCTATCAGATTTTAGAATCATAAAAGAATCAGACGAGTCAGATGAAATAGATAGAGATACTGGCGGTGCAAGAAAAGGCGGCAAATTAACAGCAAAGTGGGATCGAACAGGTACAGCTAAACACTATTATCAAATAGTGCCAACAAAAGATGGTTATGGTAATCTTTCAGGCTGGAATGATATTGTCGAAGGAATGTCTGCTGTATTTTTGAAGAAAAAATATAGTGGAGTGGACGCCAATAGGGTTGACATAAGAGAATACATAAAAGATTTTCAAAGAATCCATGATGAGATAGTAGATGTTTTTTATCTTAATGCTAGGGATGAAGATCTTTATACTTCTTTGGGAAGAAAAACCAGGGCTAGTAGCGAGGCAGATAAATTTTTATCTAGGGAAAATGAAGCAACTGGCAGCAAGGGAAGAAAATCAAGGACAAGCACCGAAAGCATGATTATGAGAAATCCTAAGAGCTCCACAGAGCCTCAGGAAGATATTAATAATATTGAACCTCTTGCTTATGATAAATCTTTTGATAAACAAAAAAGAGCACAGTTTGTGTCTATTTTCTTTGATACAAACAATCAAATTGTATTCACCAGCAATACAGGTAAAACCTGGACGCCCACAGTACAAATGCCCGACTCTGATGCGAAACAGCCATATGTGTTTAGAAAAAATAAAAATGATTTGATGAATGCACTTTATAGCACCTCTAATATACTCAGGTTTTTATCAGAAAACTCAGATAAAATAGATGTTTCTAACCACAAGAAAATTATTGAAATTTTAAACGTGGAAGAAAAAAATCTATTATCTTTCTGGGCTAGTACTTTTCCTCAATACTCTCAACATTATAAGACCACTATGGATAAGATTGGTGGTCACGGCGAGGACTTGTTGTCATACATTCAAAAATGTGATACAAGTATACCAGCGCACATAGAGAATGTTTACGAAGCTGAGAAAGAAGAGCTTAATAAAAAAGCAAGTAAAAAAATAATTGCTCCAAAACAAGAAATACCAATAGATTCCCAAATAGAAGCCGGTTACAACAACATGCTTGCTATTGCAAAAGAAATAGAGAAGATTATTGAAGATGAAAGTTATGGAGGTGAGAATTATTTTAATAAAGTAGATAAGAAACTTGTGTCTCAAGGTCCAAAAATTCTACTGTGGTATGATTATATTCGACAGTTATTAATAAACCTTACACGTTCAGTAGACACAAAAAAGAAAGAAAGTTTAATTCAAATTATTTTAAGGCATAAGGGTGGAAAGTCTAATTTTGGTCAAGGGCTAAAATATCCTATGGAAGCTTTTTTAAATAAAATTTCCAGTAATTTTGGAGAATTTGCAAAATTAATGGAAGTCCAGCCGCCAAAAAGCAATACGCAACTGGCGAAATACGCAGTGGAACAAGCTCCAAAACTTCAGGGTTTTATGCAAACTAAAGTTAGATCAGAGTTTATAAAACAAGCAAAAGAAATTAAATAATGGACTTTTTACAAAATCAAAGAAATCATTATATTAAAAAATATATATTTGAAGTTTTAAAAGAAAGATTTAGTAGAAATGAAAATATAATAGACAGAATATTATATCACCTAGCTACGGAACAAGATTTGAAAGATCTTAATAAATTGATAGCTGATGTTTATGAAACTGCCTATCTAAAATGTGTAGATGATCACAGAAAAAAGTTTGAACAATTAGGATATAGCGTAAAAGTAACGTCTGATCATTCAAAAGAAGGTGTGTAATCTGATATTAGAGCCGTGTATATAAAGCCCATGGGAGCTTCCGTGTGCTCAGAAACTTTCCACCATCTTTTATCTTTATTTTTTGGGTATACTATTGAGTTTTTAGTAATTTTTTCCATGGTCCAAAATTTTATATAAATATCTTCTTTTTCTATTACCACTGTTTCAAATATAAATTTATCGAGATACTCTGTTCTTTGATAAGCTTCACCATATAAGCTATCTTTTTTCTCTATAATTTTTGCTGGTAGGCAGAAGCATTGAATGGTTTTATGATCTGAAATTTTTTTTTGTTGTTTAACTTCTTCTTCTTCTTCTTCTTCTTCTTTTTCTATTATTTTGGGCTCTTCTATGACTATTTTCTTTTCTTCAAATACTACATCTTCTTTGTTCTGCTTTATTTCAAAGCTTTTAGATTTATTTTGTTTGTCTATTTCTTCTGTCCATTCAAAATTATGTTTTGTAAAACCTTTCCACAAGGTCTGCTCTTCCATTAAAGGATTAGGACCAGAAATTTTGAAGACAGTTCCGTCTTTATTTTTTATCGCCATGATATCTATATATTAGTAATTATTCATCCAATCGAACAAACAAATGAGCCTAATAATCCCAAACATATCAAATCAGACAATTTTAAAGTTTATTTTTGGTAAAATATCTAATTCTAACACACAAACTTTAAGACTTTTTGTGAATAATCACAACCCAAGTAAAACTACTGTTCTTTCTGATCTAACAGAGGCTTCCACAGCCAGCTATGCTTCTAAAAGCCTAGCCGCATCAGATTGGGCTATAGTTACATCAAGCAATATTACTACAGCCTCATATCCTGAGCACACTTTTACTTTTAATAACAATATAAAAGTATATGGATATTATGTAACAACAAGCATAGATGGTACAAACTACTTGCTCTGGGTAGAAAGATTTTCTGTACCATTTGAATTACCGGGAGGCGGAGGATCAATAGCAGTCAGCTTAAACATTGGTGTTTCGTAAATTAATGTTTTATAAACATATATAATAGTATGATTAGAAAACAAGACGGAACTCCATATTGTGTGGCAGGAAGCTATCAACAGTTTGATCCCCAAGATCCACAATTCACTCTTTATGATAGTTGGGATGAGGAAGCTATAAAAAGAGGTGGAATTCCAATATTCTACTACGAAGTTTTCATACAGTCATCCACGGTAGATCCTATTTATCTTGAAGATAGAGGCAAAATATTTTCACCAACCCCAGTTCAACTTTGGGGTTACTATGAACCAGCGGCAAGTCAGAACTATGTGAATCAATTTGGAATAGATGCACCAGACGAACAAATATTTGAGCTCAACTATAGATCGGTATTGAGGGCTATTGGACATCCTCCTAAAATTGGATCAAGATTATACACGCCACATCTTCAAGAAAACTGGGTAATTATACAAAGAAATTTAGCTGAGTTTAAACAGTGGGGCGTATTACACATCCAACTGATTTCTCAGAAGTTTCAAGAGAGCGTTACTTCTGGTGAAGGTAAAATCCCTACTCCGAAACAAGACTTTAAAATTATTTAGATTTTTTAAGTAGTTTCAAAGGCAACCTGGGCTTTCTGAGCTGCTTGTATTCTATAATTGGAAATGGAATAAATAATTCTCTCTTTACAAAATTTTTAGGTTTATTGTTTATAAGTTTCATTTTCTTTTTCGCCTAAAGAGCTTTACTCTTGGGTGCTTCTTTTTAAAATATTTGTCTGCCGATTGTTTGATCAATTTATTTACACCCGTCATTCCATCTTTAGAAAAAGATGTGCTTAAAACTTTATATTTATTGTCAAAAGTATTACCTTCGTGATCTTTCCATTTTTTACAAAATTCTCCACTATATTTTGAAATATTTGCTTCTAATAAAATTCTTTTTTCTTTTTCTTGTTCTGTCATTTCTGTTATTTCATAACTTATTCTTCTTGGTAAAATTAATATTTGGGCATAAGGTTCTCCCTTTCTAAATACATAGCTGCCGTTTAAAGGCGGCTGTTTAAAAACAACAAAGAATATCTTTGACCACCATTCTCCCTGTATGTGCCCGGCTACAGGCAAGGGTGTTGTCCATGATGAATCTGTGTAATACTTGGGGTGAGGCTCTATTCTTATTATATGATCGACAGGTGGTTCAAAATCAAAGCTTGATGTAAACCCAAAATGCCCAGGAGCAAAATTCATAAAAGGAGGCATTGGATGATTGTATTTTTTCTCTTCTCCAGAAAAATCACCTTCAAATACTGTTTTTCCATCTATGTTTTTAACGGTACATTCTGTTTCAAATGGATAAACCAATTCTATTCCATATGTGCTCGCCTCTACAAACGGTGGGCAATGCCAAGGCTGAGGTTTAGACCCATTTCCGTGGGTTTTATCTTCTCCTGCCCACCCTGGTATTTGGAGTTTTATTTGAGTGGGAGGAAATTCTTTTGCGTTAAAAAAACTTCTCCACTTTAATTTAAGATTACTCATATATATTATTATGCAAAACCACCCAGAAAAAAGTTTTGTTGATTGTAATCCAAAAGGATTTAATTTTCAAGAAAATAAAACTACGCCTGACACTTGTTCAAGTCAACCAAATAATTTAGATTTTTTAAAAGAATCTTCAATAAATGAAAAAACAGGTAATGGAAAAAGTGATCTTTGCGATCCTATGCAAAGCGGCAAGATCATAAATGATGGAACAAACTATAATACAATCTATAGATATACAAAATCTTTAAGAGGAGCCGATGAAGCTATCTTAGATTTGTTTAAAGATATTGTTGTGTTAGATGAAGATGGAAAAGCACATCCAGTTCCTATTATTTGGGGAACACAAGAAAAAGCAGTAGCGGCAATACTTCAGGATAATGTGAGAAAAGATAATTCTTTAGTTGTGGATAGAATTAGGCTTCCAATAATGGCAATACATAGCCAAGATTATCAATTTAATCAAGCAAGATACATTTATCATAAAGCTGTTGACTATCCGAGAGGAGCAGATAAAAAGCCAATTGCTCATAGTGAAAAATACCCAAGAGACACAATTTTTGGAACGTCTTGGGGAATACCCATAGACATATCATATAGTTTATATGCTTGGACTATGTATATCGAAGATATGAATCAAATATTAGAGCAAATTATTTTAAAATTTAGTCCTGTTGCATATATAAAGGTTAGAGGTGTAACCTGGGAAACTCAAGTGAAATTAGACTCAATAGCTAATAATCTTGAGATAGAACCAGGTGACCAAGCAGTTAGAGTTGTGAAATTTCAATTCAACTTAACTGCTGAGTCTTATATACCCCAGCCGATTGTCAGAAAAAAGTCTGTTCTATCTACAAAGGTGGAATTGACAAATGGTTTGGCAGAAGAAGATATAGATGCAATTGTGAGTCGAATCGAGGAAACAGTTAAGGAGATGAAGTGTTAGAGATAACAAATAGAAATAAATTTCCTATGCAACTGGTTGTTTTGTCAAGAAGGGCGCCCCGTACATTTACAGTTTTAAATGTACCAGGAGTTGGTTCAGGAAAAAATATTTTTTTGCTCGAAGAAGAGAGATCAACTGACTATATACTTAGGGCAGAGAAAAAAGGATTAATTACTACTAAGAAAATTTAGATACAAAGGGAGAATAAAAAATGGCAATTTTAAGGGGATTTCCACCTTCCAATACAATAAGTCCAAGCGTTAGAATAGCTGAGAAGGATTTGAGCTTTATAGCTCCCAACCAATCTTTCCACAGAGGTGCTCTGGTAGGTTTTGCTAGCAAGGGTCCAATTAATACCCCCACTCTAGTTTCCACCAGAAGACAGCTCAACACAGTTTTTGGTTATCCCCATCCAGATGTTAGCGATCCCTTTTTAATATATGCTGCTGAGCAATACCTAAATTCAGCAAATGAACTTTATATAGTAAGAGTCGCAGACGAAGAAGCTGTTAGCAATGAAAGAGCCGAGTCTGCTTATGTTGATGTTCCAAGCGCTGGATCTACAGTCGAAATAATTTCAAAACAAGAGGGACCCTATAATTTCACAGTAGATTCATTTTTCAGATGGAGACTAAACACAGTTCTTTCATCAAAGACACTTGTTGTTTCTGCTGGAGAATATAGCGCCAATGAATTAGCATCAGCTTTAAACGATCAAATAGATACTGTGAATGATGGAATAATATTTTTCTCTCACACAGTAAATACAGACACCTACATTGGCGTCAAAACAGTTTGGGCTTATGGTCCCAACTCAAGCCTAGAGCTTGTTTCTGTTAAAGATTCAATATACGGAGCTACTGGCGTTACTGGGCTCGGCGTGGGCATGACCCAAGCAGAAGTTGTTGCTTCAAATTATGGATATAGCGGAACAACAGATGCTGCCGTAAATGGTATTTTTAATTTTAGTGGAATGACCGGCTTAAACATTCAACTTGTTTTGGACGGAACAGATAGTGCTTTAATTGACAATGTGGTTCAAGTTATCGATCTTTCTGCTTTTGACGGAGAGTCTGGCGTAACTCTTACCGAGCTTGTGACCGCAATAAACGAACAAAGAATATCTTCTGAAGGTGGTTCAGAAGAGGGAACTCTCCCAGGTGGTTGGGAAGCATATGAGTTTACTAACGATACAAATGATTATCTTGCTTTTAACACCAAACATTATGGGCGAGACGCAAGACTAAGAGTTAAAGCCGTTGGCGTAGCCTTAGACGTTTTCGGAATGAGCACAGCAACAGCAACAGGTGTTAGTCCAGTTCAATCAAGTGCTGTTGCTGTTGACGGATCTATCTCTAACTCTGATTCGGATGTTGGTGGAATTATTGTGGGATCTGACAACACAGGAATGAGTCAGATAACTTTCACGGTATACGCCGACTCTCCAGGAATTGAAGGAAACAGAACACAAGTAAAGATAACAAATAATTCTTATGAGAATAATTTCTCAATGGAAGTTTATAGTAATGGAGTTCAAGTTGAATCTTGGGGTAATTTAACCAAAGATCCTGCTAGCAGCTACTATGTTGAATCATATTTAGCTCAGGTATCTGATTACGTCAGAGTAGTTGATGCTTCTGATATAAGTTCACCCCCACTAAATTCCACTACATATTCTCCACTAAGCGGAGCTTATTCACTAACAGGTGGTTCTGACGGTATACCTTCAGATCCAGAAAAGCAAGACGATCTTATCATTGGTAGTGCTTTAGGCTACACTGGAATTTACGCTCTTAGCGAGCCAGAACAAATTGATATTGATCTAATTGCAGTTCCAGGTCATAGCAGCACAAATGTTGTTATGGCTCTAATTGATCTTTGCCAAAATGTCAGAATGGACTGCATGGCTATAATAGATCCTCCATTTGGACTAACTGTTAAAGAAATAGTTCAGTGGCAAAATGGGGCTCATCCTCTAAACAACGATAGATTTGACAGCGATTTTGCTGCGCTATACTGGCCCTGGGTCAAGATTAGAGATACCTTTAATCTAATTGACGTTTGGGTTCCACCAAGCGGTGCTGTTATGTCAACATTCGCTCGATCCGACAGCTTGAGTGCTCCGTGGTTTGCTCCTGCCGGTCTGAACAGAGGAACTGTTTCCAACATATTGGATGTTTATGATCGTCCAACATTGGAGGAGAGAGATCTTATGTATGGCAACAGAAATTGCGTGAATCCAATTATTCAGTTTGTTGATATCGGTGGATTCGTTATATTTGGACAAAAGACACTTCAGAGAAAACCAACTGCTCTCGATAGAGTCAACGTAAGAAGACTTATGCTTACAATTGAGAAGCAATTAAGAACAGCAAGTAGATCACTGTTATTTGAACCAAACGATGATATCTTCAGACAAAGATTTGAAATCATAGCATCAGGAATATTGGATACTATTCAGGTCGGAAGAGGCATAACGGCTTATATAATTAAAGCTGACACCGAGCTTAATACAGCTGATGTTATAGATAGAAATGAATTTAGAGCAAGAATAGGAATACAACCTGTACGTGCAGCAGAATTTATATTCCTTGAGTTCAGCATACACAGGACCGGAAGTTTTGCCGAGACAGCATGATTTTTAATGATTTTTAATAAGGAGAATTTGATATGGGTACAGGTATAAACATGGGATTGGGAGTGTTGTCGAACGCCAACACCATATTTAAAAGAAAATATAGATGGACATTTTCTCTGGAGACGGGCTGTGGCAAAATTCCAGAAACCATTGTTAAAGTTGCAAATAGACCACAAATAGATATAGATGAAACAGAAATAAACTATTTGCATGGTAAAATGTGGATACCAGGAAAAGCCGCTTGGCAAACAACTTCGGTTACCTTTTATGACGTTTTGGTACAAGATGGTAGCGGCGGGGAAAACGACATAAGCAATCTTTATAGATGGCTGAGCACAGTCTACGCTTTTCATGACAGCAAAGGGCTGCACCAATCTTCAGTTAAGGGTAGCGGCATGAATTCGGGTGGTGGTGGCTACGCCGGAACTGGCACCCTCAACCTATACGATGGATGTGGAAGCGTATTGGAAACATGGGTATTACGTCATGTTTGGCCAACATCTATTAGTTTTGGAGAACTTGATTACGCCAGTAGCGACGAAGCTACCGTGGAAGTAACATTAAGATATTCTGAGGTGGAGTACAACAAAAAGAAGAATGGCTGCCAAGCAGCATTTGCTCCTTGCTCTTGCGTGGGTTGCAGCTCTAAGTAATCAAAAGTGCTTTAATTTAAAGAAGCAAGATTGTTCGCAATCTTGCTTCTTTTTTTTTATATTTGTACTAAATAATATTATGGCAAAAAATATGAATATGGGATGGGATTATGGAGATGGTGCACTCAATGATCCAGACGTTTGTTTTAAGCGTAAAAATAGATGGCTTTTCAAAATAGAAAATGTCTCTGCTTGGGAAGGTAGTCCGTGTTTGCCTCCATTTAAAGGAGGTAGACCAGGATTAACATTCAAAGAAATGGACGCTCAACATTTAAATGAAACAATTTACTTTCCAAGCAAACCAGATTGGAAACCGATAAATTTAAGTTTATATGATATTAAAAAGAAATCTAACCCAGTAATGGATTGGATCAAAAAGTCCTATGAGGTTAAATCAACTGGATCTACTTGGAAGCCTAGTGCATCTGGCTTCAAAATGGGGAAATGCTTTCTAGAGTTGTACGATGGCAGTGGGAGCATCATAGAAAAGTGGATTTTAGAGAATGTGTGGCCAAATTCTATCGATTTTGGCGATCTTGATATGAGTACCAGCGATGTTGTTACTGTAGATTTGACTCTTCGATATGATAGAGCATATTTAGAATCGTGAATGCTCCCGCCCGCTAAAGCGAGTGGGCTTCTAAGGCAACCTTGCGGTTGCCCAAAGAGTTCATTCCAACTCTTAATATGTTTTTGGCAGCATTAAGATCACGGCTTAATTGTAAGCCACAAGAAGAACAATCGTGGATTCTTTCACCCAGTTCTTTCTTGACCTTAATGCCACAACTACTGCATATTTGACTTGTATCTTCCGTAATGTGACACCCTATATAGTGTGTGTAATTTTACTGCCATTCATCCCAGCCCCTAAAAGTGACTGGGTTTTCTGGCGTGAGGATATAAAAATTAAATTTGTCGTTGATTTAATATAAAAATATTGTTATTATAGGCACAACAAAAAGGAAAAAAATATGAAATTAAGTTTTCTGGAACTTATTGAGAGACAAGAGTTAATTCAAAAATTAATAGATAATGGTTACGGAAAAATAATAGATATTTTACTTTTAAATGAAAATAAAGTTTATACTAAAAAGGGAAGATTAAATAAAAGCGGGGCTTGCAGACTTTTAGGTTGTAAGCCAAAAGAGCTTGAAGAAACAATGCAAAAATGCAGAGATATACTCAAAAAAGAGATGGAAGGATAGTCAAATATTCTTTATGCTCCAGGTTCCACCTTCGCCCGCATCCGGAACAGTGTCTTTATTTTTTGTGTAGCTTGGCTTGCCTTTTAAATTAGATATATTCCAAGGCTCTCCTTCACCAGTAGTAGTCTTTGGAGCCGTAGAATCGCCTTTTATGTGCTTTATACTCCACATTCCACCTTCACCAGCATCTGGTATAAACTCTTTGTTTTTAGTGCAGGTCGGTTTGCCCTTTATATGCTTTATGCTCCACATTCCACCCTCACCATTATTGGTGCCCAATCCGTCTTTAGTAGGCTTTGTCTGATGCCCGCCGCCAGGAATATGCTTTATATTCCACATCCCACCTTCTCCTGTATTAAGAGAAGTATTAATCATTTTGTGATTCTTAAAGTTATATATTCTATCATCTATTGATAGGTAGAAAATAGCATCGGCGCTTCTAGTTAAATACCATTGAGGAGGATAAAGTGCTATTCCTCCATATCCGGGTGGGTAAATACCAGTTTTAGACCCTGGATTTGAGCCTTCGTTTATATTTAACCAATCTTTAAACTGCATATAGATATACTACCTTTTATGCTTTTTACGTCTTGTGCGCCTTCTGTGACTTTTGTGCTCTCCAGGAAACTGTCTTGTTACCATAGAAATTGGTCTTAGGTAAGGAGCGACATCACCTGATGTGGTCGCTCCTGGACTTCCAGAGACTAAGGCAGTTGTTGTTGCTACGGCATCCTCAAGCCAATTAAGAAAGCTTTTCATTTTGCTTTTTTCTTACAAACAAGATAATCTTTTAAAGTCACTTTGCTTTTTTCCATGCCTTTTTGCTTCTTTACATAATCTTTGGCTTCTTTGAAAGAAGCTTTGGGATTTTTCTTAAGACAAGCTTTTAAGTGCTTTTCGACGCTGCCTTTTGAACCCTCATCAGACTCTTTATCGCTTGATTCATCTGAATCTTTTTTGTCGGACTTGTCGCTTACTTTCTCTGAATCTTCAGATTTTTCGTCGCTATCCTTATCAGACTTTACGCCTTTCTTTTTAAGAATTGCATCTTGTAAAGCTTTGGGAAGTTTTTTTTGTTTTGCAGTCAATCCTTCAGAAGCTTCTGTAACTTGTGTGAAATTATCTGCGATTCTACCTGATGGTGCATATCCAACCTCTCCAGGACCGGCTTCGTCAGCTGAGAAATTACCATCCGAGAATCCGCTGTCGAACTTTTGAGTGGGATCTCCAATTTGATTTAAAAGACTACCGAGCCATTCTCTTTCCTCTTTTTTCATCTTATTTTTCATCATTTTTGGAGCTTCTTCATCCTCATCCTCATCCTCATCCTCATCCTCATCTTCATCTTCATCTTCATCTTCATCCTCATCATCCGCATCTTCATCCTCATCCTCATCTTCATCTTCATCTTCATCTTCATCTTCATCCTCATCCTCATCTTCATCCTCATCTTCATCTTCATCTTCATCTTCATCTTCATCTTCATCATCCGCATCATCTTCGTCTGAAAGCATGTTTTTGCAGTTTTTTCCACATTTTGAGCAGCCGCAGCTACCGGTGCCGGGCTCGTCTTTTTTTGATGCTGACTTGACTACTTCTCCATCTCCGGTCTCATCTTCAACAACTTTAACTTCATCTTCTTTTTTCTTTTCTTCGACTTTTTTCTTCTTCCTACCTTCTTCTAATTCTACGCCCTCTACATTTGAAGACATTCCTAGTGACTGAGTTTGTGATAAACCTAAGGGGAATGAACCAAAAACTGATTCGTTTAATTGTTTCCATTGTTTGTAGCTGAGCATTTTAGACCTCTAATTAAAAGTTAAAGTTATAAATGTATATATCAATTAGTGTTTAATTTTTTAAAAAAAATAACGGTCATTCTGACGCTTGCTGTAATTACAATATTTATAAAATTTAATATTAAAAACAAAGAATACATAGACTTCGATAGAAAATCTATTCAAATCACTGAGCAAGAAACAATTGTTTTAGACTGTGAGATAAAAAAAGGGTTTCTAACCCTGGAATTGGAAGGATTTTTATACACAAATAAAGATAATTTTAAGTTTAATCTTTATAAAAATTTAAAAAAACAAGTTGAGGCTGGAGCCAACCAAACTTACTTTTGGTATTGGTCTAGGGATGAGGCTCCAGAAAAACTATTTTATTCCAAAAAAGAGCATATGGTGGATGTTTTTGAAAAAAGCTTCAACATTATCTGGCTCTTGGAAACTTTAAAAAATAAAGAGTTCGGCAAATATGATGGCGAAAACACTGAATTCTACATTGTTAAAATAAATAAAAAAGAATTGTTGTTTTCTTATTTTATAGACAAAAAAAGCAATCAAGTAAAGAAATATGAATTAAGTGATCAAAAAAACAAGATTTCCCAAGCTATCGTTCTGAACAACTCCGAGATTGAGTATACTTTTTTTGAAAAACACATAAAAATAAAGATAAAAATAAAAGACGCTTTCAAAAACAAAATTGATGAAAGCGTCTTTTTAACACCCTTTTCTGATTACAGGGTATTGAATGAAATGATTCCTACTTACCAAGAGCCCTTTTGATTGCATCCTGTCTTATTTGATTAACAGCATTTCTATTTACATTCAAACCAGAAACACTTTGAGATGCTCTTGGTGTAAGATTACTTGGACTAACTATTTGCGATGATGGTCTTGGCGTATTTTGAACAATTCTAGGTGTAGTTGCCGATTGTGTTCTTGTAACCCTACCAGCATTTTTTGAACAGCCACATCCCATATTAAACTCCTTTAGTTAATGGACCTATATGTATATATTGTTTATATATATAAAAAAACCCTCCCAGACAGATATCTGGGAGAGTTTAAACTACACAATTATAGTTTTAAACTACACAATTATAGTTTTAAACTACACAATTATAGTTTTAAACTACCTACTAAGTACAGTCTTCTTCTTGTTTTTGCAAGTCTTTGTATTTGATGGTGGAATAGACTTGCTTGCTCTCTTGATCACAGCGTTACCAGACTCAATAATTCGGACATTATTGTAGCCTAGTCTCTTTGCCATATTCTTGGCAGCAGTAATAAGAGCCGATCTAGTTGAGAACCATGTGCTGCCATCAGCCTTTCTCTCCAACTTTGTTGGACGAAGCCCATCAACATCTACCGTTGCCTCAAAATAATTCGAGGAACTAATCTTCTTTGAAGATACCTGGACATTTAAATTCGTCATAAAAATCCTTTCTTAGGTGTGAGTTTTTAAGGACAAACTTTAAAAACTACATTTGTTTTTAAAGTCGATCTTTATTGCTCGCTTGATACTTCTATTATACATAATTTTTTTTAAAATTCAAGATGTTTTGTAAATAATTTTTGAATAATTTTTGATATATAAGTAATAGATACTTTGCAACTATTGCAACCATTAGTGAGGTAAAAATGAAAAATTTTATTGATTGGGCTACTGAAACCAAAAAAGAACTACCAGTCTTTATTCTTGACGAAAAGACAAAAAGAGGCGGAATAGCGACCTGGGCTTACCCGGACGCTGTGGCAAGAGGTCAGTATCCTGACTCCTACTTCCTGCCAATCGCTGCCGATGCTTTGGTGAAGCTAAAGGGCGGCAAGGCTAAGGACTGAGCTTAGGAAAGCTACAGATATAAATACAACAACCAAACCTCCACCTTTAATATAATCGGTGGAGGTTTGGTTGTTTTTTATGCTAATTCTGAATCTATCAAATCATCATCATCATCTGATGATTCAACTTCCATGATGTCCCCAGAAATTTCAAAACTAATTGCTTCCATATATGGAGCAAAATAGCTTTCCACCTGTTCTCTGGAGGTTGCATTGATCAACTTTGGGTTATTCAACACGACATCTAGCGGCATTTCATTTTTCTCTAGTGATGCCTTGAATTTATTATCCTCTTTGTCGTCTCCTAAATAATCATCTTTTATAATAAAATTACCAGCACCTTTCGCCTCTAGTCTTTCTGCCTCTAATAAGCATGTAAGAAGACCACTAAGGGGGTTTATTCCTTTATCAAAAAGTAACTGTATACCCTCAGACTCAACAAAAGGCTTGTGAGTTTTATTTTTAACATTTTTTAACTTTATGTTAACACCAAGAATTTTGTTTTTCTTGGCTGTTATTTTCTTCTCTATTTTCTTTTGAGTCTGAGGTCTGATTCTGCAACTTGCATAAAACGGAAGTGCATTACCACCACCTGCCGTTGTTTCTGGGTTGCCGAACATTATTCCAATTTTTTCACGAGTCTGATTCAAAATTATTACAGTGGCACCGCTCTTCTCCATAACAGTGTTGAGTTTTCTCAGCTCTCTGGAGCAGATTTTAGCTCTTTCTCCAGGCTGCTCATTGCCACCCACAATTCTCTTGTATGTGGCTTTATCGTAACCTTCTGGGAGATCCACCTCTCTTAATTCTCTTGCACTTGGAGATACGCCAATGCTGTCGTAAACTATTACAATTGGTCTCTCGGAATCTTTCTTTCTAATTTTTTCTATAACTGAATACATTTTTGCGAAAACTTCTTCAAGGCTTTGAGGAGTATATCTCAAAACCTTATTAAGATCACAATGGCTTGCCTTCATTATAAATTCTTTATTTGCACTATTTTCACAGTCTAGAAGAACTGGGATGCCGCCCATTTTCTGGCAGCCAAAAAGAATATTGTTGCCAAACAAGCTTTTTGCAGAACTTGAAGGGCCATAAATTTCAGTTAATTTGCCCCCAGGTATTCCACCATCTATAAATTTACCACTGCATATGTAGTTTAAAGCCAAGCTACCAGTGTCTACGAAGTAGTTTACACTATCTATTTTATCTAAAACATCTCCACCTGTTTCAGAAGCAATTTCTTTAAACAGATCATCGAGAGAGTCATCGGATGAGCTTGATATTTTTTTACGTCCCATTTTTACAATTCCTTTTAATAATTGTGTTTGAAAAAAAACCCCGCAGCCTAGGCGTTGTCTAGGCTGCGGGGTCGAGCGGCACCCACACTTCACAGATCGTCTATTTCCTTGAGAAATTCATCATCAGCCATTACTTCTTCTTCTACAACTGTTGACGAAACTGTTTCCAGACCCAGATCAGCAGATGAAGTGGGCTTTGAAGTCTTGGCAGAAGGTTTTGAGGTAAATTCAGATGGATCATAGCTATCATCACTCTGAGTAGCCTCTTCAACCAAACCAAGATGAACCTTTAATGCGTGTTTAAGTTCATCTTCAGTTTTGACAACCCTGATAGCCTGAAGATCATGGAGATTCTCTAGCCAAGTGTTGACCTCATCCGACTCACCCAAAGGTGAACTATCTAAGAACTTTGATAGATCGTAGTTGGGATACTCTCCATTCATCTTCTTGACTAGCTTGAAGTCTCTTCCAGACTTGGGATTTGTAACATCTCCCAGAGCTTCTTCCCCAGCATCTTTGTCTCCAACGATTGCTCTGACAATCATGGCATGAATTGTTTTTCCACAACTGAAGATCTTTGGTCCAGTGTTTTTGAGGGTCTCACCGGTTTTGGGATCTTTTTCCTGTCTTTGCATAACATTGTAGTAGTAACGCTCAATCCCCTTTAACTCTCTGTACTGATTTCGGAGATCATCCTGAGCCTTACCAGTTACTTTATCACTCTTAGCCCAAAGATCTCTTAAATACTTATCAATCACTGTATTGTCTCCAACCCACTTTGGACCCTTGTCAGTTTTGACAAGCTGTTTTGGGCTAAAGAAAATCTTTTTGTTTCCATTGCTGTCTCTGAGCATATGGTATTTGACTGCACAAAATAAAGGTTCTCCCTTACGTCTGGGGAGGAGTCTGAGGGTAACGAACGAATTTGCGTCAGGATATCTGACGTAGGAATTATTATTTCCCTCTCCATTCGGTCCCTTTGAATTAACTCTATTGCTCTCTAATTCAAGATCACTTAGGTCGAGTGCTTCGTAAGCTGCCATGACTGAACTCCTATAATTAGGTGGGTGTTATTTGTTAGAACAGATTCATTATAACCAAAGCTTTTTTTCATTCAATAGGTTTATCTGATTTTTCTTCCAGATTTTTTTCTGCGATAGTCTTTATTTTTTCTTTTAAGTCCATACCTTCTGTTAACTTCATATTTTCTTCACGCTCTTTTTGCTCTCTGATATATTCTTGTTCAAGTGCTTCCAACAGTTTCATATTTCTTTCCAACTTATTTTTAATATTTTCATTTTTTATTTTTTCCAGCTCGGGGTCTATATTTTTCATAAAAGGCTTTTGCTTTCCATTTTTTAATTCATATTCTGTCTCAAATCTAAGTTGATCTTGTTTTTCTTTTTTCGCTGATTCTCTGATCTGTTTTCTTCTAGATAGCACTCTTGCTCTTGCTATCTTTTCTCTGTTTTTCTTTTTTCTTTCTTTTTGTTTTTTACTCATTTTTTCACCTTACTGATGGAAGACTACCTTTTATAACACCGCCCCAATTAAGACCATCACTTTCTTCTTCGTCCTGTTGAGATAAAGTTGTGGCTGGGACAAAGCAATCGTCTGATACCTTTTTTTCATGATTATTATCGTCTATTAAAAGATAAATTTCACTTACACCATTTAATCCTTTTTCTATTTTATAGATATCATAGACTTTATCTGGAGTGAGCTTGACACCCTGTTTAAGCAAATTGATCTGCTGTTGTGGTTCTGGGGCGAACAACATTCTTCTTAAAACTCTTGTGGTTCCTTTCACAACACCAGCTTCACTTTTTTGTTGCGCCGGAATTTCTGATCTCGATTCAACAACTTCTGTTTCGTCGCTTTCTTGTTTTATATCTATTTCAAAATTGTCATCTAAAATAATCTTTTTGTTTTTAATTATAATTCCATTTTTAGTTTCTTTGAAACTGATTTTCTTTTTAGTTATTTCATAAATTTCTACATCTTCAACCCACACATCTCTTCTTGCCAATTGCTTCATAATAACAGAAGCAAGCTTTTCTATGGGTGTATCTTCATAAGGATCTCCAACTCTTTTTTTGAAGTTGTTTGATTCTTCTTCTTTATAGGTTCCCGTTTCTTTGTCTTTTGATTTATAATAAAAAATTACTTCGTATCCCATTATTTTTTAATTACTCCAGTTCCGTATCTTGTGTTAAACACTTTATATTCTTTTTTATATCCATTTGCAATATTAAAAAATATTTCTTCATTTTTTTTATTACTTTTTATAAAATCTATTGCGATAAAACCATCTTTGTTTAATTTTAAATATATAAAGTCACATAAAGTAAACAGGCTGTCATAACTTCCTTGAAAGTTGATTATTGCTAAGTCGAACATTTTATTTTCAATTTTGTCCAACAGCTCTTTATCCAGCAACTCTCCATAATATAATTCAAGGTCTTTTTTATAATTTCTTTTTATATTAGACCTCCCCAGTTTATCATCCCAATGATTGTTTGATTTATTTTGAACTGTTAATAGGTAATCTACAGTTTTGCAAGATTTAAGAAAACAACTGCTGATAAAACCCAAATCAGTTCCTATCTCTAGCAAGTTTTTGGGATATAAATATTTTCCCAGATGGTAGTAGAAAGGTATGTACAAAGGATCATTAAAAGCTCCGCTTCTTCTGCTAGCCTCATCTATAAATTTAGATCCGCTGGTGAGCGTGTTTGTTGTGACTATGGATTTGGTTAAATCTTTTTCCAACTGCTCTAGCATTTAATATTTTCCAATTTTATTTAAAGTATATTACTTCCACGCCACACTCCACAAATAGCTCATTTGCAACAGTCCAACTTTTCCCCCATCTTTCGTGATCAAAAACAGGCTTGGAACAAACCACTCTTTTAATTCTTGCTTGAATTATGGCTCTTGCACAGTCTGCGCATGGATATAGATTATTTATATAAATTGTAGAGTCTCGTGTAGAATCCCCTTTATCTGCGGCAGAATAAATAGCATTTCTTTCCGCATGTTCAAAATAAAAGTATTTATTTTCTCTACTATATCTTGACAAAATAGAGTCATCAGCTCCAATAGGCATACCATTATACCCAGTTGAAACTATTCTGTTTGAATCGTTTACTATGACAGCACCGACTTTGGTGTGTTTGTCTTTTGACCAATTTGATATGTGGTCTGATAGTTCTAAGAATTTTATATCCCAGTTGTTCATTTTTTATTATCCTTTATAAAAAATTCATTTAACCAATTATTTTTTAAAGATGCGTGGTAACCACCTTTGTATTTTGTCTTAAACTCATTTCTATTTTTACATTCCTTTTTAAATTCAATTTTTGTAGAATATTTCTTTGCTTCTTTTTTACATTTTTCAAAAGTCCATTTAATGTTATTCATGCTGTTTTCTTTCTGTATTTGGTCCATATTTCAAGATCAAGCTCGCTTATGCTTTTACCCATACTTTTTGCCAAATCAATAAATATTTTTTCAATTTCTAAATATTGTTTTTTATTGGGTGTAGACTTAGGAACTTTGTGCCCCAGTTCTCTTAAGTATCTTAAAACATGCCTGTCAAGCCCAGCTATGTTTTGATTTTTTCTTGTGTGGATCATAAAACATCTGACACTTTTGGGTCCCAATCCCCAAACGTTTTCAAGATCTTCTATTGAACAAGTCGATAAATCTAAATTTTTTGATATTAAATCTGATATGGCTTTGCTTTTATTGTTATAGCAACCCACCCCAAACTTCTTTAATTCATCGCCTAAATTTTTAATA